CAGAAAGCCTAATATAAAGTGCAATCTTACTCATTACTTTCCTCCTTCAGACTTTCCATATTAAATTTATAAACCACCTCAAACTCATGTTTATCGTAAACTATTACGTTTTCTACTAAGCTAGCAATTAGTTGTGCTGGTAGCTTTTCAAGCCCTTTCGCTGAAAAAATATCTTTAATCCACCTTAAAGCCTTTCTCTTATCTTTTTTTAGGTTAGATATTTTGATTTCTTGAGCTTGTTTTTCTCTTTCTATTGTTTCTATACGCCCCTGAGTTATGTCCCTTTCTAATAGATAAGTATTTCTATCTATTTTCCCTAGACTATAATTCTCATAGCTTTTTTGAAGAGTAATTTCCTCTTTTTGAATTAGATTATCATACTGGCTTAATTTTCTATTACCTTCTACTATAGCCTCGTCATACTTAGCTCTAATTCTATTACTGAAGCTAGTTTTATTTGTAATTGTATGAATAGCTTTACTTATATCTGTAGCTATCCTCTTATCCAAATCTGCTTCCATAATAAACAAGGATTCTTTCTCGCCAATGCTTCCATTGAATCTCTCATTTCGATAAAGATATTGTAATTGTCTTATCTTATGGCTACTAAAACGATATCTTCTATAGAGTTCTTCACCATCACAGGAAAATACTAAACCTTGAAACCTGTTTTTAGGTTCTCTTTTAAGGTTATGAGCCTTTGATGAAAATACAGACTCTGCTTTTCTTTGCTTACGCTGTGTTTGAATCTTTTCAAAATTCTCCCTAGAAATAATCGCCTCGTGAGTGTTCTGAACAACAATATAGTCTTTCTTTTCAGCACGTTTTTGTTTCTTTCCTTCTGCTAAAAATTGGGATTTAATTCCCTGAACCATATCACCAGCATAAGACTGATTGCTTAGCATTTTGCCCAAAGAACCAACATGCCATTGAGGATCATCGTCTATCCTATAGATTCTCCCAGTTCTGTAATAGGTCATTGGAGTAGCATATCTTTTTTCATTAATATGTTTCGCTACTTCTAATTGACTTTTTCCTTCTAGAGTTAATGCAAAAATTTCTTCTACAATAAAGCGAACATTCTTATCTACTTCAAGCCTTTGTCCACCTTCTTCTTTGATTACCTTATAGCCATACGGTGGTACTGAACCAATAAAAAAACCGTTTTTAGCTCGATTCATTTTAGTAGTCTTTATCTTTACAGAAATATCCTTAGCGTACATATCGTTGATAATATTCTTGATTGTTACTTCAAAAGATTTTTTACTGTCCATTTCCTTTATGGTATCCAAGTTGTCATTAACCGATATAAAACGAACTCCTAGAAAAGGAAAGACTTTATCAATAAGCCTACCCATTTCCAAATATTCACGACCAAGCCTTGAAAGGTCTTTAATGATGATACAGTTAATTTTTCGCTCCCTTATTGCTTGCATCATGTTTTGGAATTCTGGACGATTAAAGTTCGTTCCCGAATACTCATAATCCGTATAAACTTCAACTACTTGTATATTTTCTTTTAAAGCATATTCTTGACAAGTCAAAGTTTGCGTTTCAATTGAAGATGACTTATCCCTCCAGCTCTCCGTTCTCTCATTTGAAAGCCTAGTATAGATACCAGCCCTATATTGAGTTCTATTGTTGGTAATTTCTTTCTTTTCTTCAAATCTTCTTGATGTTCTTGCCATTACATACCACCTCCTACTGAAACATATCTAGGAGTTGGATCGATTTTTGAATAAGCTTGGTGGAGAGAGATAGGCTTAGCCAATTTCTTAGCATTTGTTGCTTTATTCTTATCCGCCAATTTTTCAAGTAGATTGACTGTATCAATGTTATTAAAGACAAAATTAATTTGCCTATCCTCTAATACTTCTACCTTATCGATAAAAGTGATGAGCATAGCTCTTGTTACTTCATCTAAATCTTTAGAAGGAATAACGTTAGAAATAAAGCTTTCTTTATCCTTTAAGCGTTTCTCAAGCTCTTTTACAACTTCTTGTTTTGTCGTAATTTGCTCTTCGATTTGCTTGATCTTAAAAAGATAATTTCTGCGATAGCGTTCAAACTCTTCGCTTGTGATTAGCTCATCTTCTAAATCTAAATAAAGAGACTTTCTTAAACGCTCATACTTAGCCTTCTCATTTTCTAAAGAGCTAAAGTCTGCATTAATGGTGATGTCCTTTAAATCCAGTCTTGAAATCTTTTCTAATACATTTCTGTATCTTTCAAGATAATGGTTCAAGGAGTCTTTCACTTGAAGTTTAATTTCATCTTCTTTAATACTGTGCCTGCTACAATCACCTGTTCGGTTGTAATTAGAGCAGATGTAGTAGATGTTAACCCCTTTTTTCGTTTTTACTGTCCTTCTTACTAGGGCACTTCCACAATCAGCACAATATAACATCCCAGCAAATAGGCTTGGCTTATCCTTGGACGTTTGCAAATCTCTTACTAGCATTTTATTAGCAAGGGCAAAGGTCGATTTACTGATAATTTCCTCATGAGCATCATCAATAACAACCCAATCATCTTCATGCACGTCTATTTCCTTCTTGGACTTATAGTTGAGCTTCATAGTTTTACCTTGCTCTAATACGCCAGTATAGACTTTGTTTTCAATGATACGGTTAATCATCTTGGCATTCCACTTACCATCTTTAATAATAAAGCCAGTTGCATGCTTCTTACCTTTATTTTCTTTATGTTTTGCTGGAGTTGTCGCACCAATATTATTTAGAAAATCAGCAATGGCTTTAGAAGAATAACCTTCAATCTTCATTTGAAAAATTCTTTTGATTATATGAGATACTTCTTCATCTACTACCAATTGATGTTTATCAGCCACGCTTTTCTTGTAACCAAAAGGAGCGAAAGCACCGATGAATTCACCGTTCTTTCGCTTAACATCTTTTGCAGATTTTACTTTCATGGAAATATCTCGACAATAACTGTCATTAATGAAATTTCTAATAGGTAGAATTAAATGAGTGTCGCTCATATCTGCATTTTCACTATCATAGCTATCATTTACAGAAATAAAGCGAACACCTTTTTCAGGAAATATTTTTTGAAGATATTTTCCAGACTCAATATAATCACGACCAAAACGAGAAAGGTCTTTTACGATAATCGTAGAAAACTTCCCTTCCTCTAAATCTTGAATCATTTTCTTCAAATCTGGACGCTCAAAATTTGAACCACTATAACCATCATCTACATATTCGTAGGCAATATTTAAGCCGTTCACTTTGGCATAAGTTTGAATAATTTGTCTTTGATTGGAAATTGAATTGCTTTCCATGCTATCTCCGTCTTCTCTTGATAGACGAAGATACATACATGCTGTAGTCATTGAGATTCCTCCTCATTATTATTTCGGCAAATAGTAACGAGTGAATCTCTACTGCTTATATTCTATCTCATCTTCTATGAAATGTCAGCTTTAAATTGTAATGCTTGGACATAAGAAGAGTTCCAGAATTTCTAAAAGGTCAACTTTTGAGTCCCTGTTAACCTCAATTGTATAAGGCTTCTCTTTCGTATCTATTTGCTTTACATAGTCCTTATTTTTTGTTTCTATACTTTTATCTATGTTTTTTTCATTCATAGTTTTGTCCTCTCTTAAAATAAAATTTAGTTTTATGACATAAACGAGTGCAATGGAATTGCTACATAGGCATCTCACCTCTGCCCCTGTTCAAGATGGGCCAGCGTCAACTTTAGAAGTATCATTATCACCATTTAATTCATCGCTTAAGATTTCCAGGTCTTAATTAAACTCATCTATTTGTCGCTCGCTTCCTTCTATCCTTAGATTTTTCTAGTATTCATTTAAACCGATTGCTCAGCAGGAAGGTCTAGGCGTAAATAAGTTTGTGCTCCTTAAATGGATAACGTCTCGTCTTGGTCTATTCACTTGTCAAGGATCGATGTTTATGTCAAACATGAGAGGTCATTTTTTAGTTGCTTGTTTTGGAATAAAACAAGGGACAAATTCCCCCTCACCTTATAGAGTGAAAATTTGTCCCCTTTGAACCACTTTTTCTTATATGTTTTCTAAAATTTTTCTTAATTTCTCTAGTATCTTATTTCTTCTTCTAATTAAATTTGTCTGTGGCAATCCAAATCTATTGGCCACTACTCTTGTAGTTTCTTCTTGAAAATACAAAGCATTAATAATTTCTCTTTCTTCATCATTTAGTTCAGACAAGGCAGTATTTAAAGCTTCAATGGCTTCTTTCGTCTCGACTAGCTTTTCAACATCAACACTTTTATCTGCCAAGTTGTCTTCAAAATTGCCATCATGAT